TCTCTTTTGAATGTTCGCATTTTACAAAAGTGTCCCTGCTTCTTTGATTCGGACTATCGGTGGTAATACTTTCAGGGTATTGTTGTTCTAATGTTTTTAATTTCAAGAACAATTGATCATATTCATGATCAGGGATAAGAGGTTGACTTAAAACATGGTAGTGATAATCATACTCTCTTAGTTGTGCTTGCAGTTGACGGATTTCGTCAAGGATTATTTGATCCATGTGATTTTCTTATCTCGTGTTTTAAGGAAGGGGAAACATTTGGAAAGAAACGAGAATATAGACGTATAGGTAGTTTCTTTTGCTACCCATATACCCTCTTCATCGTCATCCATCTTGAAGATTGAACTAAAGTCTTTTTTACCACGATTAGATTTTGTTACCCCAAATTCACCTTTATTTGCCGCTTCTACCCAACGATGATAGATATCATTTAGGAAGGCTTCTTTACTTGAATAAAGCGATACCTTAGCAATCGGATATAATACATTGCCAATATAAAAACAATAAAAGCTTGGTGTTTCACCGATCACTAATTCGGTTAAATTACTTGATAACCAGTCTTTCGAAGGACATGATGGAAGAAACGATTTGAGTTTATCAAACCCTTCTTTTCTTTCATCTAATGTTGTAGCGCTTTCAGACATGTTTACGCTCTCCCAAAAGAAGATGGGATTCCTTTAAAGGAGATACTCACACGTTCTTGTGGTGCATCCTTCTCGACCCAAACACCATCACCTTCATCTTCAATCGTCACGACTCGACGATAGTCTTTTTTGCCTTGAACGAGAGCACGAATGCTAAACTCGCCGTTATTGACGGCTTTGACCCATCGATCAAAGATATCGTTAAGGAAATCTTCTTTACCGTTATACAGAGATGCTGGCGTAAGCTTATACACCGTATGCCCACTGTAGATACAATAGAAACTCGATGTTGGTGTCGGTTCGAATGTCGTCAAATGATCCATTAACCATTCTTTAGACGGACAAGAAGATAAGAAAGGTTTAATTTTAGCAAAAACCTCATCACGTTGTAATAAGTTTAAAATGCTTTTTTCCATAATTGATCTCCTTAAGAAGAACGATGAATAAATATCGTTCTGGTTTTAGATGAAGATGCACAGAGATTCACGATATCCTGGAGTTCCTCATCGGGAAGTTTATATTTAAAATTGATCTTCCATTTCACCCAATAAGTAAACAAGTAATAAATCAGGAAACAAAAAGGAATCACTAATTCAAAGGATTCAGATAAGACGATCTTTTCATTTCCTTGTTTTAAATAAAGTGTTTGATCCTTATATCTAAGGTGTTTCATTAACCAATCCCTATTTGGATCATTTGGAAGATAAGGTAATAGTGTCTCAAAATAGTCTGAAATGAGATCATCAAGATCGACCTCTCCTAAGCACCATTTGGTAAAGATATCCATTGATTATCAGTCTCTTAGATGACGACGTAAGACCGTATCTAATGAGATACCATTCGCATCTGCGTATAAGATTTCATTGACCAGATCATCCGTACGTTGACTATTGCAGATGATTCCTGCATTGACAGTATAACGTCCACGTAGCGTTGAAATCCCAGTATACTTCTCATGTGGAAACCCGTCCATCGCCGTGTTCATAAATCCGGATATGGTAGCCGAACATCGAGGTTTGTCCTTAGGTTTAGGTTTCTCTTCTTTCTTCGTGACTTCATTCCAAACGTGTTTACCTACTTCGGCTAAGATATCTGTAAATCCCATTTTAATTTCTCCTCTATTAATCTTTTATTCGTTACGTTCTGTAAAGACAATTTTAAATGCGTATGGATTACCGGGTACCGCTTCAGCCGATACCTTAAACCATGGATGGTTCTTTTGGTATACGCCAACAAGATGTTGTTTGTAATCGTCTATTCCTTCTGGAAGCGGTTTTGAATGTTCGGTTAATTCACGCCAAACCTTTTCAGCGATTGCTTGAATCTGTTCAGCGACTTGAGCATTTGAGTTCTCTGGTTGATTGGTTTCTACCATTTTCATTTCCCCTATATATTAAGCGGCTAACGGTAACTCAACATGTTGACATTCTTCTTGGTACATCCGATAGGCATCCACTGGATGTGGTAATCGATAGACTTTCGTTGCAAATTCAAGACTATTGGTTTTACCACCCAACATGTTTAACCCTACGATACGTTGTTCTTGGAAACTTAATCCTTCGATTTGCGTCAATTCATGTACGGTTGTATCCTTACTGATGTTCATGGCGATCTCACCATTTGGATAACTACTGGAGATATCCATATCGGCACTTTGTGATCTGAACTTATTCCGTAACGTAGGAATCTCTTTAACGTTACTCAATCCCACGTCTAATAACCGTTCAGTTGCCAACGCCACGATCCAACCACTTAATGGTGGGACTAACTTGTCTAATTCATTACTCATCTGATCCGATACGGTACCGAGTACCCCATCAAATTCTGGATTCTCTTGAACGTAGAAGTTTAACGCATCACAAAGACGAGTTGGGTTACTGTTAAATTTACCGTAATCCGTAATCCCTGCTAATACCCCAAATACTTTAGACAAGTCGTTGGTTTTCTCATTTAACATCTCCACACCGATACAGTCAAACACGTTATACACTAAGTATTCGAGTTTATGACGAGTCTGCATGAATTTGTGTTTACCGATCCCTTCGAGATGATCAGCTTCCGGTATTCCTACTTTACCACGACCGATATACTTACTTAAAATCGTATCAAGTTTATAGTTTTCCTCTAATCCAGCACCACGTCTAATGGCGTAGAAACTACACATGCTGTCGACTAAGAAGAAGGAAGCCGGACAACTTACCCAGTGCCATTGTTCATAGCCTGCTAATGGTGTCATTTTACCACTCGAAGTTTTCTTCTGAGTTGCACCTTTAATGTAACGGTACTCTCTAAACTCTGGTGAGATAGACGGATCACTGAATACGTCAGCAGGATCGAAACCTTCTTTCTCTAAGGCTTCCACCATACGAGGGATATCGAATGCCATCAAGTTCCAACCCGTAATATAATCGGGTTTCCATTCATGTGCTTTCTCAAATACTCGTTTAACTGCTAAAGCAGGTGTCTCTACGATCTCGAACTCAAGATTTATCTTACGTTCAGCTCTTACACCCGGTAAGAGTTTATCGAACATCTCTTGAAATCGGATATAGGGTAAAGGTATCGTACCGATGAAATCAGCCGTAGTCACGCAGATGACTTTATCTTTAAATGATAACGTAATCGCAATGATCTCTTGTTCCTTACTTAACACATTGGTTTCGATATCCAGTACGGCTACTGTCGCATCACTGATCGCTTCTGGATACTTCTGACGATATCGATCTTTAATGATACTGGTCGTCGGGATATCCGTTCCGTAGATATACGGACTTCGACAGATCTCACGGATCGTCATGAACTTCCCTAACGGTAATCCCATGATCCGTTTCAGGTTATCCGCTAAACTGGCTTCCGTACTATAATAGACATCCATCTCACTTTTCTTACCCCAGACTCGTTTATCCTTATACGTCTGGTAACCTTTCTTGTGGATATAGATCGGTTTCTGATAATTTCGGATCGTTCTTAATTTGGTCGTGATCCGACCATCAGGATGATGTTGTTTTTCATTGACTAAAACGATATCATCACCCTGCTTATATTTACTCTTAAAATACATGGCATTTCTGCACTCGTATTGAATTTCTTTCATGTATTTTCCCTTCATCGATGATAGAATTTACATAGACTTTTGCTATGCTATAACGTTAGACGTAACGTTAGCGTGGTAAATATAGATACTTAATTAAGTAAAGGATAAAACTCAAAATGAAAACGCGTTTTCAAACGATGATGGTCAGTAATGAAGCGATCGATCATCAGAAAGACAACTTTATCGGTGTCCTGACGGAACTCTTTACCGATTTAAAACAAGATTTGAAAGCAAATGGTCTTAGATCGACAACTATAGATAAAACGATCACTGCAATCCAAGATGCCGTCTATAAGCGTATCGGTATCCCGATGGACATGTCTGTGATTTATGATGGGAACAGCACGAATGCCTGGGCAGAAACGCTTGCGTTGGAAGGAATCAATATTTTGGATGATAAAGCACAATACCCAGCGCAAGATATCTGGAAGTTCCGCTTAACCGATAAGGATCACATTGAAACCATTAAAAAGATCGTGTCAGGCCAATATGGCGACCCTACTGGTAGTTTAGATTATAAGCGTGCTAAAGTAGGTGGGATCTTCAGTAAGATCACCGCAAAGATTACGTTTACGGTACCATTGATTTTACGATTTGAACCTTATGAATCAGCAAGTGTATTACTGCATGAGTTAGGTCATATTTGGACGTACTACGAACAACTTGGTGTTGCCATGTATCGTAACTTCATTATTTCGAATACGATCAAAGAAATCCTATCCGTCAAAGGTGAGGAAGAGAAATTTAAATTTGTCCTTGATAAGAATAATCTCTGGGATCTCAAGATGGATGAAGACATGGCGAAGAAGATCGCTAAGATGGATGATGAGAAATTCACGAAAGTCATGTTAGGTGCAACCAGTCGTTTTACTGCAAGTGAAGTTGGTTTCGTCATGTATAACTACAATAGCTCAGAAGTCGTAGCCGATCAGTTCATGGCACGCTTTGGTGGCACGCTATCCCCTGAACTGATGGGTTTCACGCGTGGGGATTACTTCAAATACCTTGAAGGTCGATTCACCGCATTTACCGTTCGATCTCTTACTTCTGTGGTGTTATGGGCGGCAGGGGCGATTGCAGGTGTAGCTATCGCTGCTTTGATGGGAATGATTGTCGGTCTCTTTGCATTAATCAGTTATTCTGAATTAAGACGTGGTGCATACAGTGCGCTATTCGTCAATGGGAATACTTACGATGTGGGTCCAGATCGTTATAAACGTGTACGTAATGAAATGGTGGGTCGATTAAAAACAATCAAAGATCCTGCTATCCAGAAAGCAGCACTTCAAACAATCAAAGACCTTGACCAGATCATCGCTAAGTATCCAGAACCGAAAGATAGTTTTGGTGAGAAGATCATCCAGTTCTTCTATAGTAGCTATAAGGATGAAAAAGCAAAACGTCTCCTACAGCAAACTATCGAAGAACTCTTAGCAAACGATTTATTCGTTACAGCGACTAAGTTTAAATACTAACAGTATGTTACCTGCCTAGGAAAGGTAACAACTCAATGATTAAATCCAATATGTCAGAAATTTAAAATAAAAGGTATACCTATGGCATCTTTAATTACTAAATACAAAACCAAACAAGTTTCACAAGAATCTGAAACGTTAAAAGAAGTGCAAGAGCAAACCACTCCTGCTCCGGCACCAGCAGCTGATGATCTTACAATGGGGAAAGACGATCTTAACGTGACCACCATCGAAGAATCAGATACCAACGATAAAACCAACGCAGTAGACGGTGAAAAAGACAACGATAACGTGTCTACCGAAAACGATGGTGTAGAAGTAGCAGATATCAAAATGGATGAAACCGTAAAAGACGAAGGTGAACAAACCGGTGAGAAAGTCGTCACTGATACGACCGTATTAGAAAATTATGGTCAAGACGCACAAGGCGAACCTGCTGAAAACCACAGCACCACCGAAGTGTTACATGATGAAAATGATACCACGGGTACCGATGGTAAACCAGTAGAGCCTGCTGAAAAAGAATTAGCAGTTGGTTCAACGGAATCTCTAGCAGCGAATCTTTTAACCGTGTTAAATAACAACCCATCGTTAGAAGCACAAAACCCATTTGTGGTACAAGCGTTAAAAGCAGTAGACCGTTCTTTAGGTTTCGATCCATCTAAGAAATCGTATACTCACTTTACATCACTTGAGCAAATCAAAACCGGTTTAGAAAAAATCGTGAAAGCATTTACTAAATAATATGCAGACAGATATTATGATTATCTCCTGTTAATGTTAAAAGAAAAATGTGAACTAGCATATAGCCGTGGAATTGTCCACGGCTATATGTTTGTCCTCTCTAGAAAAAAAAAAAGAACAGGCATATTAGGACTAGGGATGTCTCCCTAGTCCTACGATATAAAACAGTTTGATCAAATTGTTCTACATGTTTAGTATTAATCGTCTCAATTTAGTTTTACATTAACCTTGTCGTTCTTTCGCTTTCGCAATAACTTCAGCTAATGATTCAACAGGGTTGGAGGATTCCTGAATCACGGCAGGTTCTCTTCCTAATTCTGCTGACAATCCTTCAATGATTTTCGCATTATCCAGATCTTCTAACTTGCTTGGATCTTCAGGTTGGCAATTCACGTAGAGTGAATGTTCCGTTACCACGATTTCACCAAGACGACGATTACGACGTTTGAGTCTTGCAACAAACTCAACATCAATCACTCCAATCACTTTTAACCCTTTCATGAAAACATTAAAGGAGATATTATCACCCCCTAATTCTTTCATGAGGTTCCCACGGTGATTATAACGATCCTTTCGTGTTAACCCGATACCATTATGCGGGTTATCTAAGTAATCATTCATTTGTACCGAGAGACTCTTAGGGCCAATGTTCAACTCGTAAAAGATTTTACGAAGGAGTTTGGTCAAAGGGTTCTTCGCTTCATTGATCAGCTTATCCTCTGCCTCCACGACATCATTGATCGTAGGATTGATGGTTCTACGTCTTTCTTGCATAGTTGATTTCTCATATTGATGTTCAACTGTCAAGAAATCCTTGTATATGCTGGATGCACAGTGTGATGCCACACACAAGGGCTTCTTTAAGTTGACGATAGTAATAATCTTGCAAGTCGGCATCAGCTTGCCAGATCGTCAAATAAAGTCTTTCTAGCGTATAGAAGATGTTCACCATAGCCGATTCATATCGACCGGTACGACCATCTTTTGACACTAAGAACTCCACTAACTTCTGCTTACGCATCGTAAACGTCGGTTGAGGAGAAAGACTTTCACATTCGATACGACTTGCCATCAACAAGAGATAGGTGTGGTATATCTGGACGTTATCGAGACAGACTTCCACTTCTCGTTGTGGTTGATACGCCGTATCGTATTCATCGATCGGGATACTTCGCATGATATCGAAGACCCTTTTCATGAATTCTTGGTTGGAATAAAGTTCGTGTAAGGATTGGTCACCCCATTTCTTTTTTAGTTTACTGTATTTACGTCTAGTAAACAGGTATTTTAATTGTTTATTTAACATCTTACTTTATCCTAAAATTCTATTGAATTACTCATACGAGATTATGGTAGATTGGGTATTTATAAATATCTGTATAAGTAAATATTCGTAAAACACTATGTATTAATATATCTGTATAAGTAGAGAATAAAAAGGATAGGAAGACTCAATATCTTCCTATCCAGTTCTATTATAAAGAGAGATTAATACGTTTTTTGTAAAACGGAGAAAGGAGTCAAAAACTCCCTCTCTAATAGGTAATATAAAAGTGTAAAAACGATAGTACGTTACCCACAATATAAGGATCTATACGAATGAGTATCGAACAACAATCAGAAGAAAAAGAAACCTCTGAATATAGTACAGGTATGACGGGGCTCGACTATAAAGAGTTTGCACAAGCTCGACGAATCAACTTTATCCAACGTATCGAAAAGGCAACAGAAGGCGAATTAGAACGTCTTGAACCTGACGATAAGGGACACTACTTAGCTGCAATCCGAGACGTGGAGAAACAAGCCTTAGTCATCGAGAAGATGAGACAAGATAAAGAACTTGCCATGTTGCGATTAAAAGCAGATGAACAAAACTCAGCTGCGGTGAATCAGAACATTGCAACGCTCCTGAATACGATTGCTCGTAATAAAGGAAATCCTTCTACCCTCTTGAATAATCAAATCGATGAACCTGACATTACGAAGATCCCTCAGAAGCCGTTGATTGAGGGTGAGACGATGATCGGGGATCAGCTTGAAACGTATCAACAGTTTCAAAAACGGACGGGTTTTGACACTGGTCTAGATCCGGAACCGTAGACGTCTTACGCACTTTTTCAAATATCGCTGCACTGAAGTCAGATGCAGCGATATATGTCAGTTGGAATTGTGGACTTAAGGCTGCCTCAAAGACTTTAAAGATATCCAAATCAAATAACATCTTCCCTTCTTCAGATTTCGTCAATTCTGTATAATCCTTATCGGTCATCTTCTTCCAGAATAAACGAGGCACAAACAAGTGCATGTTTAAGAAATATTTTCCCTTCAACTTCTCACCATGGATATCCATCCATCGATGGAATTCGTACAAGTAACACTCATCGTATTGTTTCAAGACTTCTGAGGTTAATGTCTCTAACGTATAGTTAACGTAATTTACTTCGTTAACCAATGGGGTAAGTTCCTTTAACACATCCGTTAAGGCTTGTTGGTCTTGTAGATCAAACTCGTAAGGATACGTGTTGATATCTAATCGGATGTATTTCGTCCCTAAGGCTTCTTCATCAGATTGAAAGTAATCAAAACAACTCTGACCGATGATCTCCACGATATGCGTACAGATACTATTCTTTAAGACTTCTACTGTACGATTATCCCATCTCTGATACCATTCTGCTTCCGTTATCCCTAACGCTTCAGCAAGATAACTATCATGCATGCGATAGAGATACTCGGGTTGATCACCATAGATCGCATTAGATGTCTTCTCTTGATCGATCATCGACATCAACCCTAATCGACTATCAAAAATCTCATCCAGACTACAATAGATTTTCTTCATCTTAACCTCGTAACAAGGTGATCATGCTGATAATGACTAACCATGGATTCCGTTTGAATAAATCGGTGAGCTTATCATTGTCTGGTAATTGGTAATAGGTATCATCATCGATATCTAATTGTACTGATAAGGGTGAACGACTAAATTCATTCTTAGGATATTCTCCTCGTATATCAAACGCATAGGCTAAATCTTTGATGATCTCATTCCAACCTGCTTCACGATAAATCAATTTCATCTTGATGGTTAAATGAAAGACAAAGTTACGTACGGGTTTCATGCTATCATCACGTAAAGTATCCCAGAGCTTACCGACCATGTCTTTATTTAACACGGCAACGAAATCATCACTGAGGCTATACGAGATCAAGAAGGTCTTGATCTGTTCCCGTAAGACCATCATCTCATCATTCGGATCTTTTGTTGGGGTATTACGAGTCAGATGTTTCTCGTAATCCGTGATGAGTTGTTGTAAGACTTCAAGATAATAAGGACTGCTGTAGTCAAAGTTATTTTCCATGTTTCACCCCTTTCTTTTTCACCTTTTTCTTTTTCTCGTAAAGATCATGGATATCTTTGATGAGATAGTATTTACTCGCTAAGTTAAACACCATCTTACGAGGATACTTCGCTGCTTTCTCTTGACTGATCGGGACTAATCGAACATTCGTACAGAACGGTTTAACGTATTCAATTTGATCATCACTATATTTAACCTCATGAAGATGAAGGAGAATCATTATCCGATTCAGATCATTCTTGAATGCTGTAAAGTCACGATGTTCATGTGGTAGATCTGTGATATAATACTTATAGCTCTGTCGATAGCTTTTCTCTTTATCGTAGATCATACGAGCACGATCAAATAGCACGCGGTTAAGATCTTCAGGGCTTAACTTATCGTTGACTTCTTTTGACTTTCGTTTAAAGAGTTTGATCAATCGTTTGACCCATTGTTTTAAACGAGCGATAAATATTTCTAGCATGGGGTTTCCTTATTTTCGATGGCTATTAAAAAATGATGATGTAAGTGTGGGAGATGCGTTTTCACGTAATGGTTATAGTGTTCAAATGCTTCGTGTTCTCCCTCGATACGACATTTGATTTGGTAATGAAGTAAGATATCATTGAAAAGTTCTTCTTCATCGTATTCGTCTAGTATAATCATGAAACATAATTCCGAAAAATATAGGTAGAAGGAAACACTCCTTCTACCTACGTGATTTATTCGACTAAGTTGTTATTGAGATGCATGCCTTTCAATAATACCGATAATGCACGATTCACTTTAGCCGTGGTATCTAACTCGTCTAATTCGGTTTGACTAAAGATACCAGTTTCTTGTAAAGACTTCGTGGTGATCCGTAAGGCTTCCTCATCCCCACCTCTGATCTTGATCAGTTCAAATAAGGTGTACTTCAAGCCTTGTGCATCTAACATCTGAAGTTCAGGATAACTAATAGATGAAGCTTTACTATCACCTGTTACTTGACCAGTTAAATCATCCACTTGTTTCGTATCTGATGCTAAGCTGATCTTCGCATCTAACGTTTGAGCTTGTCGACGGATCGGCAATAGCATGGTCAAATAACGTCGGTTGGTTAAACTGGTTTGACCGGTAACGGGATTGGTTAACCAGCATTGCTGAAAGAATTCATGACCCATCTTCTTCGCTAACTTCAGATTCCGTTCGATATTTAAATCATTCTTTTTATCTAAGTTCGGTACGATCAGTGTGACGAAGGTAGCGGGTTTACTCATATCGGGATAATCTTGTACCCCATTTTCTAAGGCTTGTATCCAAGCTTCTAATTGTGCATCGGTCATTGACATGATGCGGTCTTTATAGACCTGGATCATCTCTGACCCAGGTACGATATCGTTAAGTCGATCCGCCAGGTGATTGACGATCTTTTCGCGTATGTTCATCGAGCTTTACCCTTACTGTACGAAGACTGATCCCAAGTTCTTCACAGATACTGATCATGTTCTTCGTGCCTCTGCTTTGTCCATCCCAGAAAATAATCGCATGGGTAGCGGCTTCGCCCATCTCTCGATTACGAATCATCCCTGCTTTCTTTCCATGAGTTTCCCAATCCGCTGGATAAGTCTTGACATCGATGTTCTTCTCAACAGCGTACTGGTGCGCCATATGGTCAGTGCCTTTGGCACCGCCTTCAATAATCATGATATCTTTTTTATCCAGTGAGGAAAGGAATTTATCTACATACCCTTTAAATTTAAGGTAGTCGGTAAACCCCCGACTACCCGCTATTAAGATCTTATACATGAACCATGTTCCTTTTATGGTGTCATATCCTGACGTTTCTCTTTTAACCAGCCTTCTTGTTTCCAATATGGGGTATAAACACCTGCACGGATATTTAACAAGTCATAGATGGTTAAGGTTGGTTTCTCTTGACATTCTTCACGGAACTTCCATTCCCCAATGGTATTCTCAAGGATGTCATCCCAGTCATACCCTAATGCCTTGATATCTTTATAAAGGGTTTCGATATCGCATAAACGATCACGGTATTCACGTGGGATCTTCATTTGATCGATATGATGTAACATGAGAAGATCACAGGTGATCTGTAATGCACGACGCAATTTAGGATCGCTATCAATCTTACCACGTACCGTTGTACGACTGAGTTTCACATCTGGATAGATGATCAAGTTATAGTTTTGAAGATTACCTTCACAACCCCAACCTGGTGATTTGCTATCTGGTTTCCAACATTTAAGATACCAGAATTGAGATAACTCCATCAACACACCTTCCGACTGTGAACAGATCAATGGGAACGTTAATCCAGTACCACCCCCTTTACCACGTAAGATAGTAATGGTGAGTTCCATCAAGTCCGTATCACCCGCAACATCATCACCTTGATGACGAGGAAATTCAGGAGCTTTTGTATTATTATTGATTAATGGGCGAGCATCATTAATATCGTATAGGTTATTAATAAGATAGTCAAACTGTTCAGGGACGTATTTGATGGTACGATTACCTTTCTGAGCTTGATGTCGTTTCATCGATGGGTTATAAGGGTCAAGGTCAAACTTCTTACCGACATGTGCGGTAAACACCACGTATAGTCCACTACGGTTACACACCACCGGCATATCACGGATGATCTTCGTTTTGGCTTTCATGTTCGCCATGTCTTCCATGTTACGCTTCGCATCACCGGCTGCTAAGTCGATATATTTATCTTCTACGGTTTTAATATTTAAAGAAGAAAGACTATCACATTCTGCAACGGTAGGAATAAACCCTTTGATATATTTCCCATCGTTATCCACCATCGGTGTGGTCCATTGGGTTTCTTTTGCTGCATCCACTTTTGCATCGCAGTACTCTTTTACGGCTTGCCACCACTCATCTCCGTAAGTCTCTACGTTGGTGGTATACATCCATCGATCGGTGTCTTCAAAGTCGATGTCTTTTGCATGGGCAAAGCGTTGTGCTAATTGCGTATAACGATACGCTGCAGTACCACTCACTTCCGTATCGAAACTTAACCCCGTACTACTCATACAACGGTCAAAGATACTCAGTAAGATATATTTACTGATAGTTGACTTAAAGCTGTTGTTTGGACCACTGATCCCCGTAGACGGCCAACACCCACCATTGACGATCACATTCCCCCATTTCCCTTTTACGGGAACATGATTAAAGATATCGAAGATACCTCCAATATTGATCACGGGTTTTACAGGAGACGCTTCTTTCATCAAACCTTTCACTGCCATGACTTTAATTAATGGATTGCTCATTTTTTAATTTTCCTCTAAATATTGATTTAAATGGTTACGCATACAAACGAATAGGATAGTTTCTTTGAAATTCTATGCATTTGTACTTAATCGTCACCTGCATTTTTTCGAAAAAATAATTAAAAATAAGTATTACAAATAAGGTTCATTCAAATGAGTACTCAACCTACATTAAAAGACCTTCACCTTCAATGTCAATTTGTCGCATTAGAACAGGTGAATGAAAACTATTCTACCTCTAAATCGGTCAGCAAGTTCAGTAGCATGGTCGATACAGCGAAAACTTTTACAGCGAATCTATTAAATCCGATTACCGCTTATTTTGGTTCACGTGGATTATCGCCTTATAAAGAAGCAGAGACCATCTTAGCGTTTACGGAGAAAGCGAGGTATCCTGAATTGAAACGATACCAAGTTCCTTGTATCGAAGGGTTTAATGGTAACCTAGCGGATTATACAAAAGTATTAATCGAAGCGAATGATAAAGCGGTTTATATCGAAACCAATGTAGTCAAACCGTTCAATGTGTTTGTGGGGCAATTAATCAATAACCCAGCGTTATTAAATTCATTAACCCATAATCACAAGATCAATCTTGTCGAGATCGATAAGTTCAAGAAAGAGTTAGCGAAGCATTATAAACCAACCGGTAAGAATATCGTGATTGATTTTCATAAAGCCTTTGGCAATATGAAACAAGTGAAAGAATATGCTGAGAACATGAAAGAATTAGTTGATTATCAACAATCTGCTCATGTGGCGAGTTTAAAAGAATCCGTGAAGATCTTAAACGATAACTTAGGTCACCTTTCTGACTTGATGCGTTCTAACCAAAATAACCAGTTAGTGAACAGCCGTGTCATGCAAACGCTTTCTTCACTCATCTATAGCGTAGCAGAACAGGTCGAGTTCTACGCCATGGTAAACCACATGACTTCTCAGAATGTAGAAGCAGCAGGTCGTATGGCGGATGTGATGGCGCAATATCAAGCGTAATCTCACTAAGATCGATGTATATTCAAAGGAACAAAAATGAACCAATCATTTACTAATTTCACCGACTTTCATCATGCATTAGAACATGATATTCGAGATGTGGTTAATATCGACCGTCATCTTACCCAACAATCGATCTTAGGTTATTCCACGTATATCCCTTCTATGGAATCGGTTGACTTAGATAATCCTTATCGTCAATACGTGTCAAATGAAGGGATCATCGACGGATTAAAAACATTAGCGTCTAAAATCTACGACTTATTAAAAGCGATCTGGGAAAAGTTCTTATCGGCTTGTCGTACCTTTGGTCAACTCTTATCTAAATTCGCTACCAAGATCCGTCATCTTATTGGTGATATCTTTGCGAAAGAAAAGGTGGTGAAGAAAGCGGCAGATGCGTTACAAGATGAAGCGTCTTTATTAATAGAAGGGAAAGTAAAACAAGATCCGAAGTTTAAAAGCAAATGTGAAAAATTTGCAGAAGCGGTTGGAAAGAAAGATTTCCTTCAAGATGTGAATACTGTTGCAGATCTGAAGAAACGCATGAAGTTGATCTTAGATGGAAAAGTGAATTACGATAAAGTGGCAAAAGATGGATTTGTGTTTGCGATTCGTGAACAGGACTGGCGTTTATTTGCGTTTAATAAAGCCTTTAAACCATTAGATCCTAAACTTTTGAAGTATGAACAATCTTTAGCGGATCATTATTTAAGTCTAGCATTAAAGATGCGTGAGATCTTCCATCCTGAAGTCTTTGAAGCAACGGTTTCCGATTATGCGAAACAATTCAGTCGTGTGGATGCGTCTACGTATTATCATCAGATGGGTAGTGTTTATCGTGATAAATGTAAAGATATCTTAGCGGCTAAGAAGATTGAATTCAAAGGACCCTTTACCGATCGTTTCTATTTGATGATCAGTCAAGCGAAAGTAGAGAACCGTAACCCATGGTTTACCTTACGTGATGAACTGCGTAAAGCGATTCCTAAGATCACGGATAGTGCGTCATTTAAAGGTATGGCGTATCAAGAGCTTTATCTGACTGAGAAAGAATATCAACCGTATATGGCTGCGATTAAAGAACTCTTAGCCGATATCGAACGTAATCGTAAGCTCTTAACTAATGAGAACAATGATCTGATCTCACAAGGCTTTGTATTAAACGAGAAAGGATTGGATAAGTTAATTGAGAAGAATAAACTAAACGAGAAGATGAACGACCGTAAGTCATTTGGTAAAGCACTGGTCTCTTTCCTACAAGATGGCAGTATGACGTCTGTCTATTATTCTCAATTCTGTATTAGTCTTTATAGTCGTCAATGTGCGTTATTGAATCGTCAATTTACCGCGTTGAATAACACGATGGTTTCCGTTGCAGAGTAGAGGTAAAAAGATGTCTATATTTGGTACGATACGTAACCTCTTCGGTATCGAGGTAACTGAAACCGAACAAACGATCATCATCACGGGATTTAATGCGACCGATATGGCGAACTTTATTTCCCGTTTCTGGAAAACCAGTGTGATCGAAAAACACATGTTTAAATCATTGACATCGAGTAAGATGGAGTTCTATAAGTTCTTCTTGATCGATGTGATTTATATTTTTGAAACGTTAGTGAATTCACCGAAGAAATCACATTACCTTCCTATCCGTACGATACGGGACATCGTAGAGAAGTTAAAGACTCAAACATTCTATAAAGATGTGATCAGTGAGAACCCGGTATTAGATCGATTAGACATGAAGAAGTTAGATCGATTTAATTACTCGCCTAAATCTTTCCAACAAGAATGGTTAGATTATTATAATCACACCCCTACTCGTTATCGTTTACGTGGTGCATTATTAAATGGGACTCCGGGTAGTGGTAAGGCATTAGACTTAGATACGAAAGTCAAAATCCCAGGTGGTTGGAGAAAGATCCGTTATCTCAAAGAAGGAGATATCATCCTTACGCCTAAAGGTACTGAAACGAAAGTAACAGGTATCTACGATCATGTGGATCGTCCTACGTATAAGCTGATCTTTGAAGATGGACGAAGCTGTATTTGTGATATCGACCACTTATGGAATATCGTGGATCAGAAAGGTAAACACACGACCTTACCATTTAGTGAATTATTGGAACGATTCAAACAAGGTGAACACCTTCATATCCCATTAGTGGTGAAAGATTTCGAAGATGTAACACGTGAAATCAATCAGATCTTACTCCGTGAAGATGTCTATAATGATCTCGATAATTTTGGATTAGACACGTATCTGAGAGATGAAGCGACTGCAAGACAGCTACAGCGTCTTTATTGGGCGAAAGGCGATGTGAGTCATCTTGAGAAAAACAAAGATGGCTGGATCGTCTCTACCGTATATGGTTTCCATTGTCAAGGATTATGGTTAAAATCGATTCAAGTAGCGGGTACTCGTAATACACGTTGTATTAAAATCGATGATCCCGATGAACTCTTTGTGATCGAGGACTATATCGTCACACACAACACGTATATTTCGCTTGTTACAGCGACGTTAGCGGGAGTCGATAGAATCATCGTCGTGTGTCCTAAAAATGCGTTACAACGCGTTTGGGTGGACGATATGCTTAAGCATTTCAAACAACCACTGAAATACTGGAACAGTGCGATGAATGATGAGCCTAAACCCGATACACAATTGTTCATCTATCATTACGAAGCGATCGAGAAAGCTAAAGTTCACCATCAAGAAAGCTTTGGTAAATTCAAGTATGCCATGGTATTAGATGAATCCCATAATTTGAATGATATCAAATCGATTCGGACTCAAGCTTGGTTAGATCTAGTACGCATGAGTGGAAGTGAGAATGTAATCCATGCTTCAGGTACCCCATTTAAAGCAATGGGGAGTGAATTGATTCCTTTATTAAGAGCAATCGATCCATCCTTTACCCCAGAAGCAGAAAATGCGTTCCGGAAGATCTTTGGGAATAGTGCTCAGAAAGGTTTAGATATCATCAAACATCGTTTAGGGCTGATGTCTTTCGTCATCACGAAAGAACGTCTTGAGTTAGATAAACCTGAGATGATCACTCAAGGGGTGAAGATCCCTAATGGGAAACAGTTCACCTTAACGGCTATCCGTGAGCAAATGAACGTCTTTATCGCTGAACGCGTGAAGTATTATAAAGATCGTGAGAAAGAAGATATCGCCACTTGGCAAGAATGTCTTGAAATCCATGAGCGCAGCCTAGGGTTTAGAGATCAAGCCGCCTATAAACGCTATCTTGACTGTGTTCGTACGATCCAAAAGAGTGGTGGCGATATTCGATTCCTTCCAGATGAAGTCGCTTACTGCAAGCAATACGAGAAGAATAAGATCGAACCTTCTTTACCGAACATGACGTACGTGAAACGTTTCAGAGAAGTGGCACCGATCATCAAATATCTCACCTTAAAGATACAAGGTGAATGTTTAGGTCGTGTGGTAGGAAAAGCACGGGTTGATGCACATGTGGCGATGTGTCAATACATCCCATTCCGTGAGATCTGTCAAAGCACATTGAAGAAAACCGTGGTGTTTACCTCATTCGTGGAAGTATTAGAAACCGCGATGAAAGCCTGTAAAGATCAAGACTTGAATCCTTTATTAGTTTACAGTAAAACGAATAAAGATCTCAATGTGATCGTGTCTTCTTTTGATAAGAATCCCGATGTGAACCCATTGATTGCGACGTACAACAGTTTAAGTACAGCTGTACCGTTAACCATGGCAGATACCATGATCTTGATCAACAGTCCATATCGGACGTATATCTTAGAACAAGCGATTAGTCGTATCCACCGTTTAGGTCAAGATAGTAAGACACGGATCTATCAGTTGTTCTTAGATACAGGGAATGAGAAAAACATCTCTGAACGATCATTAGATATCATGCGATGGAGTCAAGAACAAGTCGAAGCGATCACTGGTGTAAAATCACCTTATGAAATCAAAGAAGGGGATACCGAAACCAGTATCGGAGTAGAAGGGCTAGATGAATTGAATACGTTGCTGTATAGCGTAGAAGATTTTAAACTTCAATCTATTGTTCCATTAACGGCTAAACCATCTCGTAGCAGCTGGTAATCGATCAAAAAAAAAATAAGATGATAGCGTAGAGGATACCCTCTACGCTATATGTCGGATTAAAGTGGAATGCCGTTTTTCCAATCGACCTTTCCTATCTGATTAGTGGGTTTAAGCGATACTAAAGTATTGTGAGCGTAGTAGTCGCTTACACTCGCTTCTACCATGTTGAAGAAATCAGATAATTCAATATCCGGATTATAAACGACGGCACAGAGCGTACGTCCTTCTTCATTCGTGATTTCAATGTGAAATGTATCCGTTGGTTGTTTCAATGAATCGTAGAAGAGTGTTCGTATTTCTTCTCGAGGGAATACTTTAAAGAAATTATTATAGCCTTGGATCGCGAGGGTATATTCCTTACTGGGTTGTGTCTCGGATCGTGATGAAACACGAACCGTAATAATCGATTGATCAGGTGTTTTTTCCATCGTTCATTTCCTATATTTTCATGTTGTTAATGCGTGAAATAAATCTCAACAAACCAGAGCATCCCAAAGAGACTTGAGATGATAAGATATCGTTTGACCTTTCGATAATAACGATAGCACTCGTATCGGTCTTCTCTTAACCAAGCTTTAACTAACGAGAGTAAAGCAAAACCTAATAAAAGAAGACAAAGGATCGTGAAGAAAGGGGACGCCACGATCAGCGATACCCCTAACATTTTAAGCATTGTTACCCGCCGTCCATACTTTAGTACATGGGAGATTACGGTAACACGCATCCATGGATTCATCGATACTTTCTAACATTCTACGAATCGTTTTATCTAATACCGATAAACGAGTATCAAGATCATCATCGACTTTATATTGAATCACGGAAGCACGATTCAAGAAAGTTTCGTACGGATGCGTAATCAGAATACGATAGATACGCAATCGTTGAGGATCCATATCTAAGATCGTACCCACTAAAGCGGCATTACTCCGGTAGGCTTTTAAGAACTCCCCAAAACGGAATGTCATCATGATCCCTTGTTCTTCACGAAGAACAACATGTCGATTAACGGTTTCGATACGGATTTTAAAGAGATCCCCTTCCGTTGGATCTTGGATAGCATGTTTATAACCTGCTGTTACTGCTTGGAAAACATGTTGAGACGCGGATTCCCATCTTAGTTTGAGTGTATGATCATCCAGTTCCTTCGCAACCAGCATAAAGCTATTCGATAACTCTTTATCATCTTGATAGAGACAAAGTAGGATCTGGATATAAGAAGATTCACGATACCAAGTAACGAACTCTTCCGCATAGTCGGCTACGGCACCATCGAATTCGAATAGGTTAGTGAACTCCACCACGAAATGATTCGGGAAGAGCTTTGTTTTAAGACTCTCAGTATCATCTTCTTTACGATACGGTTTGACCACTAATTTATATTTCATTCTGATACCCCTTCTTTTAATCCGTTTAATAACTCATCGATACTCTTACGCCAGCTAAAGCCAGATGCTTGCGCATGACCACCACCACCAAAAGCTGCAGCGATCTTAGATACGTCTACGTCTGTTTTACTACGTAATCCACATTTCCAATATTGACCATTGTAAGAATACGTTAAGGCGAAATCTACGCCTTTCTGACGAACTAACTGATTACCAATGTCTGAAGTAAAGAATTGGTTCACATTCACGGCTTTTCCTTTCAATACTTTCCCATCTAATGGATAGACGATATCGGTTGTATTTTCTAAGAGAAGATTGATTTGGTTTTGGTGTACAAGAAGACCAAAGTCACCTTGTTGAATAAAGGCATCCACGACTGAAGAATAAAGGAATCGATCCAAATCATCTAACGATAATCCCATATTCATGAAGGTGTAGCAGAATGCGTTACTGTCTGGATAATGCCATTTCCAGATATCCCGATCTTGGATATAGAGAATCCATTTCGGGACTTCTTGATCAAGCATGATATCTAGCTCTTCCTGACTGAGTTTATCCGTATCTTCGTTACGATAGCCATTATTGAAGTATAACCAAGTTAATACGGCACCGCTCATGCGGTTATCCATGTAGGATTCATATCGACCCGCTAACTTCAGATCATGGATTATATTCATAGTTTCTTGATCACGTTCAAATGCGGTTTTATGATGATCGATTTCCACTACTTTAACATGTGGAAACAATGTTGCGATCAGATTCAATGGATCAAAATCTAAACTGAAATCAGTCACGTAGATGGTTTCGATTTCAGGATGATCATGAAGTTTTTGCCAGAACCCTAATTGCTCAAGATCATCTAATTGTTTACCTGTATGCGCTAAGAAGTAAATATCTTCTTCTTTTAGATCGATCACTCGATTATTAAAATGTTTGTATACGACCCATGCAGCGGTTAAACCATCATTACATTGTTTATGAGTGATGACTATTGCAGTTTTCTTTTCCATTTTTAGTTTCCTTTTAATTTCTTGATTTCAGTTTTGGTTCTTTTACGTTCTGCGTACGGATAGAACGTAGGAAGTTGGGTTAATACGTTACGATAGATATCATCTACGGTATAACGTTCTTTTGTTAACGGCACCATTACTTGTTGTAAGTGTCCGTTATTGCGACAAGAGAGTCGATAATGTCGTTTCTTCTCTTCTTGTTTAGGTAAATATTGTTCGAGTACTTTACCATTCAGTAAGAATGGATGATGTTGACGTTTTTCACCATCAAGATAGATTTCCTTCGTATCAACGATTTGACCATCGTAATAGAACTCGAACTTGATCAAGAAGTATTTTAATTGTTGTAACACGATTGATTACTCCTTATAGTTGATTAACGAATGTAACCTTTTTCCGCGCTTTCTGTGATCTCTTTGGTGATCACTCCCGATAATGTCTTCAGTTGTTTATGGCGCGATTTCATCACGTCTAATACATGTTTGAAGTTATGGGAAGATTTCGTCACACCTGTCACATTAACGATAACACCCGTGACTCGATCAAAGATAGCTTGACCTTCAGGTGATTTCATGAGCGTGTAGATGTTATCATCTTCGATCTTCTCAGGTTGATTCAAGATATCCCCGTATAAGGTGTCAAAGAGTAAAGTATCTAAATCTGGTAGGATCATTGGAATGAGTTCCGATGTCCCAGTATCGGCATTCGTTACTTGCAGCATTTGAGGTTTGAAGTTAACGGCTAGATTCGATTTATTTCCGTTAGCCGATACGAATAAGTATCTTACACGGATATTAGCGATTTTTGCAAGTGTATTCATGTTTTTGTTCATATTTGATTTTCCTGTCATTGAATGTTATATGTTTCAAAGTATGGTTCTAGATTTTTGCAGAAGAACCTAGAAAACTTCCGTAGAAACTTAAGCCATAACCATGGGTTATGTTGATTCAGTTAAATCGTCAACGAATACTATTGACGGAATTCCATTTCCATCTCTTTCGATGGAAAATCCTTCCTGCCAATATGAATTCATCCATTGACAGAACTCACCAAAATTCATGAACTTCGGTATGTTAGTTGTCATGGGATTACCTCCATAATTAATTTGAGTTAACAATCGAGGGATAGCGTCAACTATCCCTCACCCAGCAGGGTTCAAAACCCTGCTTCTATTAGGTAATATGAAGGTATAATTTCGATACCCTTAAGGGTATCGGTTTATGTCCGAACAGACATAAACCGGATAGTTTTCACTATCCGGAAGTAAACATTATAGATAATGGGTTTTATCGTAATCGAAGATATTGTAGTTTAATGTAATACCTGGTGTATAGTTCGATGCTCTATTTGGAAAACTACTCCAATAGATAATATTTTCTAGATTAAATACTCGATATAAATCATCAACAGATTGGATCATTGTTCTAAAGTTTCGGTTACCATTCATACCGATGTATTCACCGATTCTATCTGCATATACGGTTATAGACGGTTGATTACGAATATAAAAAATCACATCATGTTTCCATCGATCATGATCTGCAAGTATTGAATGATTCCATTCAATATTTTTACCACGTAATAACGCATCTGCACGATATCGAGTCTGAGGGTTATTTAAACGTTGATCTCCATTAAACCGAAATATACAGTCAGAGAAACTCATGAAATTCCCTGTACGGTCGACGTTAAAGATACCGGGAAAATTTCCTTCACAGTTTTCACTACCGGGAGGGCTTGTACAGTCGATTAAAAACTCAATCCCTCTAGCTTCCACCACATGTGGACTGATTCGATCTCTAAAACACCATACTCGATCATTTGTTATACGACGTTTAAATCGTATCTTCGCACGTGGAAAATCAGCAGCTGCTGATGGAAAATAATAAGGTTGGTCGATATTTTGGTATATCCGATTATCGGTCCATGTATTGAAATATAATCGAGTATTCGGAATATTAAAGAAATGCATGTCTTGAGTGACTTCAGGGCAATCTAATGTGAACTCCTGATTCTCTCGTAACCAAATTGCTGAGGAAGGGGAATTATCGTTCTTAATTCTTTTCAATGCTTCCGCTAAGCTACGTAACGGTTTATCCCAAGTCCCGGGATTATTATCGTTTCCTCTAACGTTGTCAATTGCAAGCGCTGCTAAATCAGGTCTAGCTTGTATCCCGTAATAAATCCCGTCATCACGCATCTGCAATAGGTTACCGGGTTGATTCGATATCCCAATATGTTTCAACTCGGAAAAGAGTTTCCCTGGTGGAATAAGTTGTGTGCTCATAGTAATTTTTTCCTTGTTCTGGGGTTAGTCTTTATTACATTATGTAATAAAGACTAAAGAAAACGTCGGTAAAAGTTTACTACAGCTAGTAAGTTATATGTGAATATTCCTTTTGTTCACGGTTAATTTATTCATAAGATCTTTTATTAAATATTTGCTAATTCCATAATCCGGTAGCTATGACTACTGGATTATGTTTGATCGGACATAAGTCCAGTAGAGGTATCTCTACTGGATAAGTTTAGAAGAATGTTACCGTAGGATTAATAATCCCTCTACCAAGATTACTCTGACAATAGGATTCTAAAATATCTTTTGCTGCATCGTTCACGATATCACAAACAACTTGATTCAGATGAGCATCATGGTCAATATAACCCTTTAGAATCTTCTTACGTTGACTATAATATAGTTTTTTTACTTGTTTCAATTCTTTGGGTGTAAGTTCTCGTTGATCCTCTTCCATTACATCTTGCGAAACGATGGTAAGGACTTCATCGATCGTTTTTAACTTAGATTTCTTTACACGTTTTCTATACATGATTCTCCCCCTAAGAGTTTTTCTTTAAAATGAATAGTGTCATAAATCGAAGCACGGATCTCATCTGGAGTGTGGTTTCCATAAATGGTATTTCGATAGAACAATACGCTATCCACTTCACTTTGTTTTTCACCTAGACGCCATATTTCGATCAAAATAGGATATTGTCGACCATGTTCTGTTGACAGATGTTTTGCTCTTTGATCTAATAACGCATCTACGATATCTTCAATTTTATTTCGTCGATACTTTAATCCAGTCATTTCATCTTTTTGACTCTGAAACTGAATCCATAAAATCCACATCTCTTTTTCCTCTACTGTTCTACTTCAAATAATAATGTATCATAGATCGAAGCAACGAGCTGGCCAAATGTCCATTCACCACGCATCGTACTTCGATAATTAAATTCAACTTTATTGCCATTGATCGAAGCTACTTCCACTAATACCGGTGAAGGATAATCACGATAATGGGTTGTGATTGCATTTTTTACTTCATCTTTTAAAAGCATATCGACCGCATCTTCTGCTTTCTTACGATCGTATCGTAATTCCGTTAGTTCGCCTTTTCTATTTCTAAATCGTATTCTTAACATCCACATCTTTATCATCCTCCTCTACGTCGTCTACGTCTTACCTTGCGTCTATAATAATTATCGTCTAATTCATCCATCATAACCCTCCTGATTTAGACTACTTATCAATACCTCTCTTCCTTGTCCTTCTACTCGTTCTATGTACCTTTATTATCTTACTGAATACTAAGGAAAATATGAATTATGATTCTGTTCGCTGAAGATTGGAATAAAGCAGAGAATAGTGGACCAGAAGGATTAGGTCCTATCGTGGATTATTCCACCACGAATAAATCCTTTATCGATTATGCATCATTATTATACCAGATGGGTATCAAGAACTGGGCATGGCCATTAGCTTTACATGACCCTAAATTACAAGGTGTAAACCCTTACGATGAAAACTTATCTGAAGAACTCAAATTACGTATCGGGGTAGAACTCCAGAATAACCCATGGTATTATTTACGTGAAGTGGCATTAGTTCCACCAGTAGCGGGTAGTGAACCTGTCCGCTTTAGAGCACATCGTGCTAACGTCGGGATGTTCTGGTTGTTTATGAATAACGTTTCGTTCTTCTTATTACAACCACGTCAGACCGGTAAATCAGTAGTTGCCGATATGATCAACAACTATTTGTTACATTATCGTTGTTTTAACAATGCGACTATCTTAGTAACCTTAACCCACACGCTATTACAGGCTAACTTAGAGCGTATCAAATACATGCGAGATCTCCTACCGCAGTATACACTCGAACGTACTAAGAATGATAGTAAAGCAAAAGAAATCTACGAATACTTAGCCCGTAATAATAAGTTAGTGACGAAGATCAGTCAAAACTCACCCGGTAATGCAAATAAGTTAGGTCGTGGTAATACCACACCGATCCAGCAATACGATGAGGCAGCTTTTATTGAATACATGGATATCGTGTGGCCTGCAGCAACAGCGGCAACCGGTGCTGCTCGAGACTTAGCCCGTGAACGTGGTGAACCCTATGGCACCATCATTACAACCACAGCCGGTGATAAGATGTCTCGTAGTGGTCGATTCATGTACGACATGTACATGAACACCGCGGATTGGACTGAACATTATTTTGATTGTCAGAATCAAGAAGAACTCCATAAAGTCGTCATGTTGAATTCAAAAGACCATGACCTAATGGTGGGGGCCACATTTAATCATCTTCAATTAGGTTATACCGATGAATGGTTACGTGGTAAAATCCAAGCATTAAAAACCAATGACCAAGATGCGATCAACCGTGACTATTTTAATATCTGGACATCAGGTGGTAAATTATCTCCATTATCACCTGAATTGAATGAAGCAATCTTACAATCTGAGAAAGATCCGTTATTCTTACAAATTACGAAGAATGGTTATATTGTGAAGTGGTATATCCCTGAGAATGAAATCCGTCAATACATGAATCAAAATCACTGTGTGATTGGTGCCGATACATCCGAAGCGGTGAATCGAGATGCGACTTCATTTATTATTATAAATGTCTCTACGTTAGAAACCGTAGCGACTGTCTCAGTAAGTGAAGCAGACGTCATTAAACTCGCTGACTTCTTAGCCGATTTCATGGGTGTTTTCTTAAATACCACACTGATTATCGAACGTAAATCGACTGCTGTCACATTTATTGAAACGATTTATACGAAGTTTAATGCATTGGGATTAGATCCATTTAAACGCCTTTATAACGTGATTGTGCAAGATAAAGATAAATGGGTAGATCAATTCAAGAGTATTGCTGATCCTCGCTTTAAACGCTCTCCTTTATTCTATACGCAGAATAAGAATAAGATGGGTTTCAACCAAACCGGTAATACTCGTCATATGCTCTTTAAAGAAGTATTACAATTGGGTGCTAAATATTGTCGTAATATCGTTTATGATAAAACATTATCGAATGAGATCCGTTCATTAGAAGTCGATTTAGATACAGGTCGTGTAGACCATACCGCACAGAACCATGATGATAACTGTATGGCATGGTTATTAGCTTTATGGTTTATCTTCTATGGGAAGAACTTAGCGTGGTATGGGATCAACAGTAATAAGGTGATGCGATTAGCCTCTGACGATGGTAATCTCAAAACCGACAGTGGGGCACGTGAACAACAGTTGATCGAACAATATCAAGTCGAGTTAGATGAGATCATTGAAAAGATCGCTCAAAATGAACGAAGCTTATATCGCCCTGTGTTAGAACGTGAAGCAAGACGACTCACTGAAAAGCTCTCTTACTTTGGTGTGGAATCGAAGAACATCGATGGGATGTTACTGGATATCAAACAGAAACGAAAAGAGAAAAATCGTTTACGTCGCGATAACGATAGTTATTTTGAACGTCCTGCTGAGCATTACTGATTCGGTAAAATATTACCTGATACGCATTATCTTACGTAGTGGTGATACTTGTGATCAAAGGTGTCACGTCAATTACCGATCATCGTTATGCATGCTAAGGTGATCGTATCATGGAAGGTTTGCTCCCGACAGATCTGTTCATATTTTAAAATGGGACCTGATAAGAGTATCTTGATCCCCTTGCTTGACTTTATTAGAGATGTATGGTCAGAAGACAAAGGTAGCCTAAGCCGAGATATGACTCTCGTATTAAGACGCTATTCGGGTGAAACCCTTTCTAAAGATAGCGAATATCGTGTCAAGGTCTACCGATACGTAGCGGTAGTGAATGAAATATGAATCGTAGTGAGGGGAAGGTCCCTCACTATGTCCGTCTTTTTAGAAAAAAAAATAAGAGAGGAAGATAACCTTCCTCTCCTACTCTTATTAAAAGATGTGTAGCTTTTTACTACTGATCTTAATCCTAATGTGGTTAAATTATTTCTAACTTATTCCCATTGTGGTTTAAGATTAAAGTGCGGAGATGATAGAAGTAATCCATCACCATGCTCGCTAAGGAAAAGTATGCCTTTCTACCTCTTGCATGGATTTTTAACCATGCAGAGATTTGACTACCTATTTCTTTAGGGTCGCCTTTAACTTTAAAACCATTGATTAGGTCATTTTGGATTTTAAAATCCATAAATGCATCCTTTTCCTCTTGCGAGCAATTTTCTTCAATTACTCGATGAAGAGAAGGATAAGTAATGATATCAGACATACGTCCTCCAGTCGTTACTTGTTCTAACCTAGAGGGATAGTGAACGCTATCCCTCACCCTACAAGAGTAAATCCCTTGTATCTAATAGGTTATATAAGTTTTACTTTTCGATACCTAGACGGTATCGAATTATGTCTGTTCGGACATAAACCGGTAGAGATTAACTCTACCGGAAACATTATGATTCTTTGATGGTCATCTTATATAATATTTTTTGGAAGGATTGAGTAAGACTATTTAATTGATCCATAAATTGAATAAGCGGAATAGATACATACCCCTTCATAATTACCTTTCTACTCGCATAGAACATTCTCTTAAGATATTTAATTTCTCGAGGAGTAAGTTCTCTACCTAGTGAAGCTTTTGCGTAATCATGTCCGATTCTTAACGTGTCTTCAAATGAAGTTAACTTCGTCTTCTTAATACGTTTTCTATACATGTTGTTACTCCTTAATGTCTCATTTCATACTGGTGCATCATACACCAACGTTTTACCCACATCATCATCCCTATCGTTAAGAACAACATGAATGATGACCCACCGGGATAACCTAGGTAGTACACTAGTATTGCTAGATTACTCCCTAATGCTGCTGTTAAGAATAAGCAGAAATACATCCAAAGATAATATTTCATTGCCATCCCTTCTCTATCTCTTCTAGATACGTGTCCATATACATTTGAGCAAAGTCTAATGTATCAGCCGGTACCCAATCTTCTAGTGACGACATCCAGATTTCTACTTGCGCATTATAGTTCTTATATTGCTTAAATAGAGCAGGATTATCTTCACGTTTAAAGAAAACGATATCTTCATTATCAGACTGACGGATAAAATGGACTTCATCCCCTTTAATTCGACCATATCGGAAATGTTTATTTTCAAAGAGATACTGATAGAATTGAATATTGGTTGAGAAAAGATTCACGTAACGATCTATCCCTTCAGTAGAAGCATTTCGATCCGTGAGACGGATCCTATAAATACCGTGTTCACGATCCTCCCATCCTAAGAAGAGGATACGAAGACGATGGTCATTTTTGACTTTACCTCTAAGGTACTTATTGATGATTTCTCTTGCTCTAAGCTGATCTTCAATAGATTGTAATTTATTGTCTTCCATCTTACACTTCCTTACGGATAAAGTTAATCGTCTAATTGTCTACGATGTTTTAATGTATCAATTGTTTCACAGAGTTCGTACCGTAATGCTTCCCAATCATCGAAGCTATTCGGTTCACGATCCATGAGGTCTAATAACTTTTCACCATCGTAAAGACGAGCGCTATCGCCTTCTTCTGTATCTTCATATTTGTCACAAGACAATTCATAGTCTAAGTATTCACGTACACGACGTTCAGTGATTTTAGCATTGTTCATATTCATTTTCATAATAGATTTCTCCTGTTAAGGTAATGGTTTATTTATTTGATTAGAGAAGCATTGGATGCATGATAAATATCTAACCAAAGTCGAATCACTTTGATCGGATCAAATGGTACCATATCGGCTGTTTGAACTAACCGTGAAGTAAGAATATCTCGATGTTGTTCGATTTGCTGAACCACATCTTGGTATTTGGTTCGATCAACCAATTTGATCACATCACTATCAGATAATCGTCTAAAATAGACACCATCTGGTTTTATAGTGTGAAGTTCAAACTTAGTGTTATACGATAAATTCTGGTATAGTCGTAAACTATCTGAATATAAATTACAATAATAGATCTCTTTGATGTATCTCCCATCGTAAATAAATTGATATTCCAGCTCAACTTTACGTATCCCTAATAACTTATCTTCCCATCCAAGATCCTTTAAATTGGAATAAGAGATTAGTGATTCATCAAATAAACCATTCAATGTTTTAGGTCTAACCTTTTCTTGTATAAAAGCAATCACTTCATTTTCATTATCAAATTTCATATTAGGTTTCTCCTAATGTGTTATAGGTGGGACATATATCCGTAGGGTAATCCTACGGATATACATGATATCATTATTCTGGTTTTGCTTCTGCACGAGCAGCACGACGTTCTTCCATTTGAGCACGGCGTGGTTCAACGACGGAAGACAAGACTTGACGGATCTGTGCAACAACACCTTGCTCGGTTAGCATACCGAATGGTTTACCGGTTAAGTTGATAAACTTATTCGCATAGTCTGATAACTTGGCATCACTGTTCACACAAGCCTGACGATAGAGTAATGTCAGATTCGCTACATCTTGTGCTAACGTCAAGTTTAATAGATAGTGCTCATTGATCTCACCTGGAATATCATTGAAGAAACTATTCCACTCAACTTGATCGTTGGCATTACCCATATCTAACCCAACCGGTGCTTCTAATCCGACTACATAGCCGAGTAAGCAAGATTGGGTTTCTTTATTTGTTTCACCTGCTTGTTGCAAGATAGAAACGATTTGTTTAACTTGATTAACATGCATGTCAATATATTCCTTATCAATACAATGTGGTTATACGTATAAGTGGGTGTTACGATACACCCACATAGCTTGAAGGAATCAGATGTGCTATTTGTTAAAGCTCCGTAAATGAAAGGATCTCTGATTTGATAGGCAAATCTACACCACTATGATCAAAGATAAATAACCCACTATCCTTTAACGATTGGATCGCACGATACAATAACGTTTGGATCTCTTCACTGTATGGATAGATTGGGTTATCTACCGGATAGGTAATATCAACCTGAAACTTATTATTAGCCAGACAGATCTTGATTGCCGGAGAAACTAATTGTTTGAAATATTCAAACAACTTAGAATCCTTATCAAGATATTTAGAGATTGCATCTGCCACACTATCCCGCATTTCAGTCAAGTTTTTACCCTCAAGATACACTTTTGTATCCGGATCTAAATCAAAAACAGCGTCTGCCAAGAAAGACATGCGTAATACATTGACTTTATCTTTATACCCTACTCCATACTTACGAATAAGATGTAGGTCGTTAGCATAGTTAAGATACTCTAAGTTTGTCAACGTTCTGATCACTTGCATACAGGCTTCTGTCGGGTATGTCCGTTGATTTTCAGGATACTCTAATCCTATCGTAGTAACGTACTGAATATCTGATTTCGTTGTCGGAATGAAGACGATTCGATACTCGACGGTTGTTCGCGTATCGTCCTCATTATAGAGTTTAACTGTGACCTGATGATACCAGTCTTCAGAATAGAACTGATCATGAAGATATTTCGCGATGATATCAGCGACTTCATCATGATTCGCCGGATCGATCTTCTTGATTTTAAATGTACGGCTTACTGGATAAAGTAACTCACCGGTTACTGGTAATCGTTCGAGTTTTGGTTTTGGTTTAAAGAAATTAAACATGTAGTTATACTCCTGATTAAACTATAGTTCTTTAACAAATACAGTAGAATGGTGTTTTGTTCCTTCTGTATAGATAATAAAGTAAGGATGATTGCGTAATTCAGTTATCGCATTCACTAGTGCTTCTACCACTTGGTTAACTTCAGTGAGAATAGGGGTCTCATCCTGATCGACTAGGATTTGGATCGATAAGATGAAATGTTCAACATTTCTGTCTTGACTGGTATTCTGACCAACTTGAACTCGATTATAATCGATTTCTTTCAAACATTCCGATATCTCAACATTATCTTTAAGATGGGATCTGAAATGATCCCATAGTTTTTGGATAAAGTCCAATCGATGATTTGGGTTCGTATGAATATACGCATTCGGTTTTAACTGAAAGTGTTCGTTTATATCGATGTTTACGATCAGTTTCGATAGTTTTGAATAAAAGTCTAACCCATATTTCTCGATGAATGGAAGATACGTGCTCGACGATGTACAATCGAAGACGTTCATTAGTTCCATCCGTAGATTAAAATAACTCGAATACGAATAAGGATGATCTTTATCAATCAACGTATCTACTTTGATAATACACTTATCATCATCCATCAAACTGACCCGAACATCGCTTTTAAGATGCCAGGGTTCTCGATTGAGTGAGTCTATGATAAACGTCTTTACTCGATCGATCTTTTCTTCTTTCGAATATTTAGTCGTATCACCATAATGGAACGTAATTTCCATCGTTTCGGATCGAGTGTTCTTATCCGCAAAGGACCTACTTGCCATATTCTGACAATTAAATAATCGGCTTAACCATCCCATATGGGTACCTCCTGAATATTTTCAATTAAATGTTTTCAATAGAAGCTTTAGCGCCATATTTATCACCATTTACGTAAATGGTGAAATAAGGATGTTCACGATATTTCTTCGTCGCTTCACCTAATGCTTCCGTCACGTCATTTAAGAATTCACGGTAAGGTGTATCCACGGTAACAAACATGCGGTACGTGATATACGCATAGGCACCATCCGCATGTGCTTGGGTTCCATGGAGCATGCGGATCGCATGATGATCCATGTTTTCCACATCGTCGGAAAGAGCCGGATTCTTCATTAAACGAGCTTTTGCCTCATTCCATACTTTATTCAAGAAATCATCACGATGTTTTTGAATTTGATAAATCGGAATATACGTTTCGACTTGAAATAAATAATGAAGATTGATCTTGATCGATAAGACAGAAACCTTATCGTAGAAATCTACTCCATATTTCGAAATAAACGAAAGATAATGTTTAAGCTCAGACTGACGTAGGACATGATCTAAATCTAATTTTAGTTTACGATGTTCGTAGTTTGCATCAGGGTGATTCGCATCTCTCACCGTAAAGACCGTGATTCGATGTTCCTTCCCGTTAATTTGTTCAATATCTACCTGATAACGGATATACCAATCTTTTCTTTCTAATGACTTGTAAATATAAGATTCGATGATCGCGTATGCTTCAACAAATGAATATTTCTCATTGTTAGAATATTCAAAGACGATATCAAACGTATCTTTGACTTCTTTCTTCTGATCGGTTTTGAGATCAGAAGAAGACGAAATCCACTTCAACCATTTTGTCTTTAATGTATTAAATAATCCCATAATGTTTTCTCCTTATTGGTTAAATTCTAATTCAAGTGAAGGCACCAATAATGCTGACTTCACGTATTCTTGCTGTTGAATCATTTCAAGATCTAATGCATTTAAGAAACTATAAATACTGACTTCAAATTTCGATTCAATTTTCGATTTATCATCCTTATTGCGTACTGACGTTACCGTACGATAGAAAGGTGATTGACAGCATTGGTTAAGATACCGAATGACTTTATTTAATGCTTCAAAATAATGATCATGGTTCGCTTTTAGGATATTTTCTTCAGTATCATCCTGTAAAGCTGAATTCACTTCGAATTTCAAATATTTTATTGGGAATTCATGCTGGGATGGATTCCCTTCAAAGTATTGATGGATCGAAAAGATAAAATCATTACCCGTTAATGGGATCTGTTTATTCAGTACTTCGAAGAAAAGCTTTAAGGATAAAGGATCCCAGCTACTATTCATGACATCACCAAATGCAGGGGCAAGTCGATTAAACTTGGTCCCATCTTTCTTTGCGTATTCGAAACTAAGCTGTAATTCTGTTTCTGAGATATTGATCTCGAGATCATGAATTAAGTAATTTGATTGATCACATTTTCTTCTAAGATACGTTCTTAATAACTCCGGAAGAAGATTGTGAATAATGACATTCGGTTTTGGAATAGGATATTTCTCATCGAATTTTAATCGATAAACCCCATCGTCTTCTGATGATTGATTCGTAGGTTGTTTTTCTTCTTGCATAAACTTAGCTCCATAATAGTTTTTCATGATTGCTTTGACGGTTTCTTCTGGATTAGGATCTTCTGGATCGATGAGTGCCTGAGCGACCGCTTGGTCGTACATGATGCGTTCGACAATGGGTAACTGGCTTTCAGCAAGGAGTTTAATCGTTTGAGTCGTGACTTCGATTAGTCCTTTATTTGAGATCTCACTTAATCCAACTGCATTTAAGAAGTTCCCAATATAGATATTGAAATAAGGGATTCCATCTTTTTCAGTTACATCGGTATCGATATGGTAATAAGGTGAGGTTGAATATAATTTAATATATTTTTCAAGAATTTCTAATGGGGTATTAAATAACTTTTTCAATTCTTGATGGTCGTTACCACAATCTTTCAGCAATGGGATTTTGATATCTATCTGATCGTAAGGCATCAGTAACTCGGTAGGATGATCAACATGCCAGTGATGGATCCGTTGAAGAAACCTTTCTACCTGAAATGATGTCATTTTACTCATGATCGCACTCAACATGAATAATGGTCTTAGGATATCATAGGCTGCTTGTATGGTAGATTCATTCCCATTCTGAAATATTAAGTTAACATGTAAGAACGGTGGTTTGAAATGCGTCTCACTCACCCCGAGATAGAGTTGTGAAAGGTTGGTGCGACGATGGATGTCCATCATAATGGCATCCGTTAATGGTGTAATCAAATCCTCATTTAGATCAGGAAGTTTGAGTACGAAGTTTAGTTCTTTATTTTGAGATGGAGTGATTTCTTCATTCATGATTGACCTCTTTTATTCATTGTTTAGTTTTAACTTGCATCGTTGACAACAAGTCGATCGATATCGTTACGTCCTTTCACGATTACCATGATATCTTGAGTGAACCCATAGAGCGCTAATGAACCTAATGGTAATGCTTGGATAAAGACAAGATTATCCGGATTCGTTTGAACGTGTTGGAACAACTGTTCCTTTTTCTCGAATTGAATACGAGGGATGAGTACGATTCGTTTGATTTCATCAACACGATAGGGTTCTTTCTCTAATATCGTTAAGAGTTTATCTACCTTACCACAGGTTTCATATTCGAAGACGTGTAGAAGATGTTTAGGAAGATAACGTTTCAACCAGTTATTCACTGTTGCTTGGAAACGGATCTCTTTCTCTGGGTCAATCACATCGACTTTCAAATGTAACGTATATAATACTTTATTCCCAATAGACTGATACGTGATATCCGTAATTTCAAGTGTATTAAAATATTTAGGACGTTTCTTCTCTTCGGTTAATGTTTTACGGTATTGGATACATTGATTGAATACGTTTTTAATCTGCTGTACGTATTTAGCAGAAGGGATTGCTTCCTTACGAGAGATCCCTTTATAGATTGCGTTAACAACGGCCATATTTATGCTCCAGGTAAAGTGTTTTAAGATCGTGTAGATAATGTTGGATATCTTTCTTCAATCCAATAAAGAACGGTCTATTTTCATCATGGCTGAAAGCGATACAGTAATCATCATCAGGCATGTCTTTCATGTATTTGATCATTCCACGATCGAGATCACCTGGGAAATAAACCCGTTCTAACTTACGCGCTAATTCAGGATGACGCTGTAAGAGTTCAAATGCCTGTGGTCGATATCGATAAGCAGAATATTGAATAAACTCTCTTAACTGTCTAGGGAAGTAAGACTTACTCCATGTTTTACTGCTACTATAGAGTACCTTGACTTTATCTAAACTGATATCGAATGGTAAGGTGTCGAACGTTACATTTAGGTAACCCATCCCAAATTTGAATTCAAACTCTATTCCACCTGAACGGATATCTTTAAAGAGTTCTGTTCTATTCCCTTGATACGGATGTTTAAAATAATGACGAATAATAGCAATTGTTGTTAATTCGATACTTCGTTTAAGCGGCATGAGATCCTTTAATGGAACATGTAGCCAATGCCGTACGGCACAAACGGATACTTTAATCGGGAAATAATTGTAACGCATAGTGTGTGACCTCATTAGGTTGGATGTAAAATAATGCAATAAAGAGGCTAAAACATATCCTCTCTAATAGGTAATATAAGTTTAATAAATGTATAGAAGGAATGAAGAGATGGCTATAGATGGTGAAATATTTAATTGGGCGGGTAAGGAAGTGAATAATATCCGTAAGATCATGAGGTTTAACAACGCTCAACATCAAAAACGTTTTCCGTATAATGTCAGAAAGAATAACTCACCGGTAAAACGAGTCAAATTTAATCGCGTGCCTTGGGAGAATGATGCAACACTTGTCGTGTGGCCGATGATGGGAAGAACGAATTATCATTACCGTCCTAACTTACCTTTACCAAGTCAGAACTGGAATGAATATGATTGGGACGCAGAAGAAAAGATCTTTAAATTTAGAGGATATCATATTACTGAACCAGGTACATTATTAGCGTATCGAACCAGTGTGTTAACTGGTGCTGGTACTAATACGGTGTTGAACGAACGGAATGGTCAATTAGGGGATACCGTTCATATCGACAATAAGTTGATTGAAGTGATTAAAGATGATCGAATCACGCAAATAAATGGTGGGATCAACCGTGAGAATAAAGCAGATGTAATTTCTGTCTATGGTCGATTCTACGGGAATAATAACCACATCATCTTTAACTTGCCTCGTGAATTTTCGAATACCGTATCGATGGATTATAGTGACGCCTATATGGAATGGGCTAACTTATTTGCGGTGAATGGAAACAATAATACGATCATCTTTAATATTGATCAAAACTTTACATTTAAATCAGGGCCAAATAGCGCGGGGTATGATAGACCGATTTCACTGATCCGATTATTCGGTACGGGTAATAAAGTCTATTTTAATTTTAAACCAGGATCCTCTATTCAATTTGAATCTAGAGTCATTGATTATCAAGTTAAGAGATGGGCACCTGAAAACTATTATACTCAATATGCGCCAATTCCAGGTTCTGAATATTGGGTAGGTCCACTTAAAGCGAATTGGATACACACGCTGGTAGTCAGTAGCGATAGTGATACGGTGGATGGTTCACGTGCAGATGGATTCGTCTTAGATCGAAATAAACATTACGTGAAAGGAACACAAAACACACCGGAATCTTCAAATGTATCCGTCCGATTCAACTCTGAAGCATGGACGAATCTTTTTGAGAGTAAGTATAGTTTAGTGAACTATATAACGAGAGATCTACATTATATCATCCCGTATTCTCCTCAATCAGGTGCCGCTATGGGGATGGCGAGTACAGATAATCCATCTATATCACCAAATATACTTGCTGGCTCAATGACTTCGTTCTATAGTGATGATTTTTATGCGAAGAATTTGTTTGTGGATTATCCAAATAACAATCAAGCACTTAATATTACTTTTATTGCATGGGCATCCGGTAAACATGGTCTTCAGACCCATCATTATTTCCCCTGTAACAATAAAAATATCACAATTAATGTTGATTGTCCTCTCAATTTTAGACATCAAATGTATGATACCCGTGAGGGAGTAAGTGCTACCCATGCATTTGTCGTAGTTCAGGGTAAAGGAAATATCGTCACATTAAATATCCGAAAAGATATTTCCTATACATTTTCAGATTATGGGCCGATTAAGAAAATTCAGGCAGCATTAGTAATGGCAAGTCCTGGAAATAAAATAATCATTAATTACGTTGGTGGACGGAATAATACAACGGGACCTGACGTGTGTGAACTCGGGATCGACACCCTTAGACCGTATCTTAATGCTTCAGACGAAGAAATCAACCGATTTCGATCTTCATCATGATTTGGCATATATCCGTAGGGTTACCCTACGGATATATGTTTGATGATTTATCTTGCATCTCCTACGTAGATATAGAAATCCTTTGCTGGGGTATAAATCGTAGATCTTTCACTATCGTAATCACGATTACTCGTAAACAAAATATAACTTCGTTTATTATTGATCCATTCAAATGGGTAATTGATACGTTTTAAATAGTTAAAGAAAATAGGAAAATCTTCCTCAATAATATATTTTCGGTCATTACAAACTCTTGATGGTAGAAATAATGAAACCGCATTACGAGTACCAGCATATTTCCATGTCGTCAACGCAAACGATCGTCCGGTTAATCTTTCTGGAAATAAAATTCCGATGAACAATCAAAATAAAAACCTTGGCAACTTTGCTAAATACATGAAGAATGAATATAATCTATAATGGACTATATTCATCCCATCAAACATAATCCACAGAAGACTCCTGTTTGAAAGGAGTCTTCTGTTTATGTCCATCATTTACTTATAAACCATCCGTGTTTAACCTACCTACTGGTCTACCTACGTATAGCCATGCCATCATATTTAACTTATTATTATTTTCATAATCTAGATTCGTTGTAAAGTTATAATACGAAGCACCATTTAAAGAAACCATTTCACCTAAAAAGCCATTATCGTTAGCATGCTGCATTAATTCCGGATATTCACTCCTATTTAATGTTGTTCTCTGTTGATTTCTTCCACTGTAATAATAATCTAATGGAATGAATCCTTTTCTCTTCATCTCTGCGATATGATTGGCTATTCTTCGATTGATCTCCGGATCTCTTGCTCGACGTCCTAATTGTTCTTTTCCAACGTTATAGTTGAAATAAGTCAAGATCACGGATCCAATCGGTAATACCGTATTAATAATTTCTGTTTTCTTTTGCTCGATGATACGATTCACGATTGCTTCAATATTGTCATTACTTGGTTTGATCCAAACATGGCGATGACCATTATTGTTCTCACCCTCTATTTTCATCAACTGATAGCTCATGATTTTCAATTCCCTCCTAGGGTTAGTTTTTTTTTTTTTTTTTTTTATAAAAAAAAAAAAAAAACCCCAACAAAAAGGGAGTTTTTTTATGTCTGAAACCATTCTTAAATTAGAGTTCCCATTCC